TGGTTAACCTTATCGGTGAATCGATTCCTGATGAACACAGAGACAACTTCTATATAGCAACAGCAGTGGTTCAATCTAAAGTCGTGTTTGAGAATATCCAACTTGGAGTTAAGATTAAGTTTTAATCTGTATACTGGATTGTGATCCAACCTCGGTTGTATGACGTAGCATTGAAATTAATATTGTTAAAAGCCCCTGATGTTGATCTAGATAAGTTAATCTGTGTAGGGCCAGCCACCAACGCGGAACTGCCCGAGCCTCCTGAATCATACCTAACAAGTTCATAATACTCATCATTATTATCATTTCTAACAATCGCAGAGATTGACCTTATCCTTGATACGGCCACTCCGTGTGTAACACCAATTACACTGTTCGAGTCCATATCCCAATCACCAATATCATAAACCCACGTATTCAGCTTTACATTACTATTTACTGCGCCGGAAGTTATTGTACCAGCAAAGATTGCGTTCTGAAACGAGTTTAGCGTCAAGCAATCTGTAGCACCATTAGTTCTAAGTCTGATATCAACAGGTGAGTCAATATATAGTTTATCATCATTAAATAATTGCATGATTGTGAAAGTAGTATTATCGGTTTTCTTTGACTGGAACGTTCCCCCACTCGCGCCGTTCTCTAATAATATGGAACCACCAGCAGCTACCCCACCAACAAAAGTGGCATTTTGTGATGCGTCTAACGTCAGTGCTGTGGTTGATCCGTCTGTTCCGAATACTAAATATCCATTATCTCCAACTGTTATACGGGCCCTTTCAGCATTATTTACATTTGCGAAGAAAATGTAAGATGGAGTAGACGCACCTCCTTTAATTTGTAGGGCTGCGTAGGTGTCCTGTGACTGTACATTCAGTATCGAGGCCCCAGCTGTTGTCTTAATAAAGTCTCCTTTTTGAGCAGTGATATTACCAACGAATACAGTGTTCTCCAAACTGTCAATTGTAATTGCTGTACTGGTAGCGTTATCATCAATACCTGTTGATCTGAATGAACTTAGGGTTCCAACAGATACAATATTAGGTTGTGTTGACGTTTGCAAAGTACCCGATAAATTCGTAGCTGTTATAGCTGTGGCATTTATTGTAGTGCTCGTTAGGGAGACAACACCTGTGATCACGCCATCCTTGACGTATACATTTCCATCTAATACAATAGAATTAGCACCGGGTGGTGTTATGAAAATATCCCCTATAGAAGATGAAATACCGTTCCCATTCAGCTCAATGTTGTCAACGGCTAAAAATGTTAGATTACCTAGAGAGGTGATGTTAGTTTGTGCAGCCGTATTCAATAAACCCGAAAAGGTAGTGGCGGTCACACCGCCAACAAAAGTTACGTTATCTGAAATATCTATTGTAATTGCTGTACCGGAAGCATTGTCATCTATACCTGTTGATGTGAGATTACCCATTGTAACATCACCAGCAAAGATTGCATTTTGTGATGAATCTAACGTCAGTGCTAATGTATCTGCATCGCCAGAATTGAAGTATAATGAGTTAATTGCACCGATATATTGAATGCTAGCCCGTACCGTTCCATCTTCCGAGAAGTATATACTGCCTGTATTACTTGTCAGGGCGTCTAATGTTATTAATGCCTCGCCTGTAGCTCCGTCACCAACAGTTAATACACCAGACAAAATGGATGCATCGCCAGTTGCTGTGAGAATACCCAGTGATGCATCACCGACGGTAATATCAGCATTTTCTTGTAGTATACGTCGAGTTTGGCCTGTACCAACACCCGCAGATGCAGGACCTATGATAGTTTTGGCAAACCAATCTAATTCAGATTCATCCCAGAATAATCGTGCATCGATGTATGGAACACCTGAAGTATATTCACCGCGTTTATATATTAAACCAGCATCGGATGGTAAAGGGTTTGTAATTACACTATCGTCACCAAGTACAACAAAATCCGCGGTTATTGATAAACCTTCACTGCCACCTGCTGGATATAATAGATTTGCATTAGTTAAATCAAGCGTGTTTCCTGCTGTGAATGTAAATGTTTTAGTGGTACCATTAAAGTTGATATCACCGTCTAAATCTAAATCACTGGTGATAGTCTGAGAACTTCCAGATACCAAATCAATCTTTGTAGCATGTACTTCGTTGATCGAATCGACAAACGAGCCCTTGGCTGTTGTTGTCAGTGAAGTTAGTGCACCATGTTCAGCATGCAATTCAATCAAAGCACCTGTTATATCATTGCTATTGGTGGTGTCTAATAATAAAGGATCACCAACATAATCAGACAAATCGTTAGTTTCGATTCTAAATTCATCAAGTGAGTATGTTTTAGGTGTATTAAAATTCGCCATTACTTAGAACTCTTCTTTGGTTTGTTTAAGGTATTTATAATGCCCGCCAGGATTTCCTTCAGCTCTGCAACTTCGGAGCGTAAGGCGTTAACTTCATTCTGTTTTTCACTAGATTTCGCCTTACGTTCCTTGTGTTTAGCCCAAGCACGTTTATTCGTATTGAGAATTGCCTTCGTGTTTGGGTCGCGTGCCAAATCAGACTCCCCTTTCACCTTAATTTTATTTTCGCTCATTTCATATCTCCTATGACATTGCCAGTGCGCGGAATTCTTTAACCTGCGGGACCTTTGCTGAATCGTTACTTAACAATACAAGTTTTACTTGAAAGGCATTGAACTCATCAACAGGAATTCCAGCACCTAAATCTGGGAATGTAGAACCTGATCCAGACCCATCAATGAAGTATTCACCTGATTCAAAGTCATATTCAACTTCGGTGAAATTTGCAGCGTCATCACTTTCAGGTGCAGCAAGAACAGGGAAACCATACACCCATGGTGTATCATCAATGCTTGTGGTATCATCAGTTTCTAATCTGTAATACAATGCAACATCAGTTCCAACAGGTCGATTTATAGTCACCCATATTTTAATACTTGATGCAGGGTTTTCTAACAGAACCTTTCGAGTTATGTACTTAGTAAGTGAGGAATTATCATGAGGGTCAAGATCATCTACAAATCTTGATACCGCATTTGGATCGTCAAAAATTGTATTTGTGTTTGATAAACCAGAACCTTCAAACGTCGGGTTATTAATTCGATTGCTTATGGCAATCACAGACATTCTTTGAGTGTCAACCACAGGTGATAGGTTAGATATAAGTGAATTCATCGTACCTCTGATATATAAATTCTTACCAACACCTACAACTTCATTATCAGCCGATGGTATAACCTGAGATGATCTAAATACGATATCGTTATTTGGTGTAATCGCCGTAAATGCACCAGTGGCAACTGGTGACGCAGCCAATGGAGATGTATCAATTGCCCAACTTAAATATGTGCTTGGTACTACAATTGATTTAAGTTGAGTGTGCATTAAATCGAATTTTCGATTTTCTGTAACTTTCATTATAGAACCACCACTGTAACTCGAGATATCAGCTGCGTCCGTATTCTTCGCAGTTATCTGATAGGAATCCATTTCAGCGTTTGATATTGTAAATTGTCCTTCAAGATTAGCTTCTGCTATTCCATTTACAAACCCAGCAATGCCTGTCACAGATTCAATAGTTAATTTTGACCCATCGACCATGCCGTGATTTTTATGGTGAATTCGAACAATTGTACTAAGATCATAAGTTTCAATTGGGTCTTTTCTTAGCAGTTCTTTAGGAACATCTTTGTTGACCAATATAACGTCTCGTGGTACAGATATATCAAAATCCGCACGATACATAGTGAATTTAAGATCTTTAAATTGATCTGCAGTCCATGTAGAATCGTTCGCTGATTTGAATAAAACACCTGCAGCAGGTTGTTTAGTAATTCTATGTGTAATAATTGTTATATCTTGTTGACCAAGTTCAGATACCCAGGCTTCATATGATGTATCTTCGGCTTTAAGTACAAAAGCATATTCCACACCTTGCTTAAGAAAAACAGGATCGTCAAATAGGAAAGTAGTTGCAAGACTTGCATCCGCAGAAGCAACAATAGCAGCATCACCAAAAGGTAATATCTTCTCGGCAATTATTTGTCTGGTTGGATATCCGTTAAGTACTGCACGTATTTGGCACAACACCGCAGCTTTTGAAGTTGTTGCAATAGTCCTAAAATATGCATCTATTTTAGTTATAAATGCTCCACCTAAATCATTAATTACAAAAGTTTGTGCAAGCGGGTCATCGCCGCCCTGGCCGCCATTACCAGCACCACTAAATGGTGTTATACTTGCAACAGGTATTGGTGGTACACCAGGTGTCACGACAACATCAATTGATTGTTGAACAGTTCTTGTTACTAATGCTCTAACCGCACTGGTTTCACTGGTTTCAAATTGAGGAACCTTCGTACTTAATACTGTGCTTTCAGATGTTCTAACTAAACCTTGCGCAGCATAAGTTGAAGTCGCGGTTGAAGTCGAAAGATTATCGTTATTAGTAGAGTCGTCTGTTAATTTAACGGAACGAGTACCTGTTTTGAATTTTAGAAGATTTCCAGATGGCACAATAAAGGAACCATAAAGCTCACCATTTGCGTCGGATATCAGAGCTGTAGTTCCTTGTGGGTGTGAAGTCAACCCATTATAAGTTTCATCGGGTGCGTTGGATAATCCCCATGCAACCCAATCTGCTTTATTTTGTAATCTTGCATAACTCGTGATATCAACATCATCAAAGAACAAGTACATTAAGGTTTCTGGCTTGACGCGCCCTGCATAAAAGTGTACAGTTCTGCTGCGTATGAATGGAACGAAGTTAATGTCAACAGTTCGTTCACCAAGATTTTGTTGGACCGTATTGAAATTCAATTCAGTCTGAAGTCCTGTGTTGCTTTGCAAACTAGGAGTTGTTAGTGTGGTAGTAGTATTTGTAGTAGCGATAGTACCGGCAACTACATCACCAGTTATAACTCTTTCTGCAACCGAATCATTGACTGTAGCGCCAGTCCACCAAGTAGACCAACCATTCCATTCAGTTCCAAGAATTCCGGCCTCTTCTGCCATAAATGCAATCGCATCATAGGTGCCAGTGTCGTTGATAACAACATTAGGTCGCGTCTGTACGTCAACCCAATCATCACTTTCAGGATTCAATTCAATATTACTTGAATAATCGAAAACAAGGAAAGGCATAAGATTTTCGAATGTAGACGAATAAGGTTGCTTGATCGCAACGACATGGCCGTCACTATTAGGACCCGCATTAGAAAAAGGTAATGTCACAATACTTCTGTGTTTCAGAGTATCAGTGGTGTAAGTTCCACCCATCTCATCAATTTTCAAACTCATTGCATCCTGATGAAAGTGAGGGCGCAGAATTCCATTTTTAATATCCATAGATACTGCATAGTCACGATTGGTTACTTCACCAATACCATGCCCGTTGAAGTTATCAACTACAAAACCATTCTTAAATCGTTCAGCACCAGATGCATCGGTTACATTCGCACCAAGAACACTTTGCTCTAATAAAGATAATGTTGTGTAATATTCTAAATTCTTAACTCGTTTGTCAATTTTACCAATGTCGCGCATTGTGTATCGACGGTTATCTATAATCTTAGGTTTAATATTGGACGTAAGACCAGTGTATGGATCGATATTAAGATTATAGATTGCCATTGCATCATCTAAATCTGAAGGTGTGCGAGGTTCTTGAGCAGAAACCCCCTTGATGATATCAAAAGCACCTTCTTTTCTTAACACTAGTTTGTCTATACGTGGAAGATATATTTCCATATCGGTACGCATTAACGATCCTGCTTTAGGGAATTCAACAAGACTACCATTACCGATAAATCCAGTACCTGCACTATTGAGTGTTGGGCGGAAATCAAGCACACTATGTAATTTAAAATTACCACTGTTGCTTATGTGTGATGGAATTTCATGCCAATCAATGAACGCCGTGTTGTATGAATCGACAGAAAAGAAGTCACCAGCGCCGTGGGTAAAATGATCAATTTCGACCAATATTCTTCCGACAGGAGCAGGAACAAATTTCTTCAATACAAGACGAACATGACCATAGAAGTTATCACGTTGGCCATTGTCTAAAACGTAGCGGTCTGTTATGTCAGTGTCTGTGTCGAGGGCATTGGTACCCGCATCACCAGACATATAGATTGCATTAACACGAATTGCATCGTAAATGTTATTTGACGCGCCTAAATTATCGGCTGAACCACCTGTTACATTTGGAGTTACGATATTAATTGAAGAGCTTGTGAATGTTTTACTTTTCAGATCAACCGCACTAGTTGATTTGTTGACTGTGACTTGAATTGTATATACATCAAGATCTGTTCCAGATGTTGGTGTGAATTGAACCGCGGAAGTACCTAAACCTGTAACAGATGCGTATGTGCTATCCCAAACACCAGTGTCGTTGTTGGCAACGGCGGTTATTTCTGTAATGACTTCTGGATTCGATGAACTTATGTTGACAACACCACCTGCCATTGTTACAGTGATAAATCTCTTTACACTATAATCGATATCGTCTGGAGATGCCGCAGGTGCAAGTGTCTTTACACTGGTATATGCTAATGGGAATACAGCAATATTGTTTTCAGTGCCTTCTAGTAAACCAGGGGTTGCAATCGTCGCAAGAAAATCATTGGTTGTTTCATTTTTATATACTTGATTCCATGTACTAACAAGACCGGTGAATGCAAGATCAAATAGATATACTCTGTAGGTGGTGCCTGATACATATTCAATCGCACGAACTCTACCTGTACCTATGTTTGCGCCAGAATTCCGTAATAAAACTTCAGAGAAATTGACAAGATTTTGCAATTCTCCCGCAATTGAAGTTACAGTTACATAATTACCATAATTCATTGATACGCGAGTATTATTAATATATTCTATATCAGTCGCGGCCAATGCTCTGTCGATATCAATCTTTGTTGGAGCAATAGTTTGAATTCTAACACCTTCAACATAAGCAACTGAAGGTTCTAAAATTACTTGCATCTTAGTTGCAGGTTCTGTTGGGTGTTCTTCTACTGAAATTCCAAAAGGGTTAACCGTGTAGTTACCAGACTCTTCAAATGTGCGAGTGCTGAATACGTCTAATATTGCATTGTAATCAGTTGTTCTTGCTTCGCGTTGAATAACACCATTTTCGACAACAACCAATAATACATATGCATTGATTACCTGAGCATCGATATCAAGTTCCTCAATGGCCAAATCCAATTCTATCACATATCGATGCGCGCCAGGAGCAGCAAAGTTAGGTGCACCGTTTGCATTGTCAACCAAATTACTATGACCTGCGTCTGTATTTGTAACAACTTTTTCATTGATCGATAGTACTATTCGTTTTGACGGGGTTGATGAATATTTGTCTACGATTATAGTTTGAGCAGGGCAGAATACAAAGTTACCATTTACGAAAAACAAACCATCCGTGATTGTGTAACTTGTTGCAGTTCCTACTGGTGCAGGGTCGACGCCGCCAATGGTAACTGTACCATTCAATGTAGCACCAGCCACAGTTAAAACTTCAGTATCAAGGAAGAATTTCTTTAAATTGTCCGTACTTGTTGTTACATATTTTAGGAAAAATGTGGTTGGGTCAGTAACAGGGTTTGCACCTTCAGTTGCTATTGATATAATTTCAGCGGTAACACCATCGGCGTGCGCCAATGTTAAACCTATATCTAGGTCTAAAGCATCTTGCATTATTTGGAAATCACCACTATCGGTGAGTGCAACCGTGACATAATTTACTACATTGTTATATGAAGGTTCTGCCCCAATAATCTTAGAACCATCCTTGAATACATGCTCACCAAATCTTGAAATTTGATTCTGCAATGCAGTTTGTAATTGTGTCAGCTCTCGTGCTTGTACAGCATGACCTGGTCTAAATAAGGTCCGCAGATAATTCTTCGTTTCGTCGAAGTCGTCGAAAAAGGGAGCCGAAGGGTATGTTGTTAATGGCATATTTTATATCCTAGAATTCAATTATTATTTTAACGTCTTCAATCTGTGTGGTGTTGCGATTAACAGGTGCGCGATTCTCAGCAAATATAATTTCACCACTATATCTTTCATATTCTGCATCAACTACAGGCCCAGAACTTTCAACCGTCAATGTAAATGTGGCACCTATTGCTTCGCTGATCGTTTCGTTGATCACAAAATCAATTCGGTTTGTTTTTTTGCTTTGGTGATAATATACTATGTCTGTAGCTGCGTCAAATGAATCTACTATTGCTGTTGCACCACTGGTTCCACCCGTAATAAGACTTCCATTTTGTAATGTCGCGCCTGCGCCTGTTACAGCACCTGTAACACATTGGACACCTTTAGTCCCAGATAGGGTAACATTATCGATTGAATTACCTACTATTGTAGAATTAGCCAAAAGAGGGCTTGTTATAACACCGACTTGACGGAACGCAGTACCTGTAATAAAGTCACCGTCACCGTCATTATTTCCATCCAATTTAACATTCACCCCGGCGAAGAAACCGCCAAGTTCATATACAGGATCATATCCATGCCCATTAGGAGGAGATATAATTACACGAGCCTCAAAACCGCTTCCGGTACCACCGTTCGCCTGAACAGTTGCATTACTATAGCCCGAACCCATATTGGTTCCAACACCATCAACTATATTAGCTAGCAAGTCAATTGTTATACCGGTAACACTCGTACCATTATCAGAGACGTCAGCGATATCAATGATAGCCCCTGTTCCGTCACCTAGTATAGTATATGAAGTGGGCATCACTGTGTATGTTCCACCTAGTACTATGTCAATTCGGTAAATAGCACCTTGATTTCGTGTAATTGCATCTTGCTGAGAAAGCCATTGACTTTTGTTATCAACAGCCAATGGCACTGTGGTTGGTAATTGTTCATCATCATTCACCCCACCAACACTTCGTACAGTTTTGACGGGCATGAAACTATTTGTTAAGAATTTTTCAGAATCGAATGCCTGTAGGGTATACATATATTTCCATATATAACCATCACCTTCTTCAACAGCAACCTCTGTGTTTGTGTGAATAGGCATAGATGTTGCGGCAACACCAAATGGTGCAAATACACATTTATATACTTTGAATTGAAGTGATAATATGTAGAAAGCTTTATCATAAATGTCAGCGTCTTCATCATCCCATGCAACGTAGTTAGTCCCAGATACCCAATCATGCCGAGGAATTACATGGGTTATATCGCCTGCAGACAATGCTTTCATTGCGATTAAATTATCATGTACATCATATAGATCTTTTTGATGATCTAGTGGAGCTATTGCATCATCATCCTCGGTAGCTGTCCAGTCGTCAACGGCCGACCATGAATCACCTTTACCTATGAAGACGTATTTAGACGAAAGCGAACCACTCACGTCAGCACCAATTAAGGTCTTTCTGAAGTTTCCAGCATTTTCTGTTCTAAATCTATTTGTTACAATTGCAGGCATTTGTTTTCTCTTTATGTAATATTGTTATTTACTTTGTAATATATATCAGTTAGTAGCGCGGTGTGATTAGCGCCATCGATTTCTGCAGCAGGTATTGCTGTAAACTCTGCGTCTGTTGGATATACACCAGCAGCACCGTCGAAGTTTTGATCGTCGTATTGATATATATATGTTCCCAAAGCACTATTTGGGTCTATTATCGTATTTTTTTCATTATCCATTGCTTCAAATGTAATGTCACCATAATTATACATTGGCGTATTATCAAAAAAGTGTATCAAGTCTACCCAGCTGTTACTTATACCAGAACCTAGGTCTGATTCCATCAACAACATCAATTCCATTTGAACTTTCTTAGATGATGTGACAACATCAGGCATAAATCCATTGTCGATTATGACTGTCGGTGCGATTTGATAACCTGAACCTGGGTTATCCAACGTAATTGTATCGAAGTAGCCGTATTGATCTAAAACAACTGTCGCGATTGCTTGGGTGCCAACAGGATCAATCGATGTTGGTGCACCTATAGTGATTGTCGGAATATCAAGCAAATCAAACTTCATACCACCCGACACATTAATTGATTGTATACTACCTTTGGATGGATTTTCATCAACGGTTGCTGTAAATGAAGTATAAGCACTACCGCCTGCACTACCGCCATTAGCCGCAACAGATACAAATGGAATTCCAGCATTTGTAACACCGTCCGCGACGATACGGCCATTACTATCGATAGTAACAACAAATGTAGCGCCAACACCGCCAACACCAAATAGATTTATTGTTGGTGCAACAGAGTATCCCCAACCAAGATTTTGGAATTCAATGTATTCCAAAGCTCCAGAGTTCAGTACTGCTGCACCTGTCTGTGCACTTTCAAACAATCTAACATTGAATGAGGGGTAACGTGTACTGACAATAAAGCTTATAAGTAGATTAACATTAATAGAAGCCAATCCTAAGTTATTCTTTGGCATCGACGAGTTAATTCTTTGTGCGTCTAGTTCGCCATTATTTAGTAAAAATATGAATATGACAATTTCACCGAAGAATTTGAAACCCGCTGGGTGTATCAACTTTTCAAATGTATCACCCCATAACTCAAGGTTACTTCCGGTTCTTAATAGATATGAGAATCTCTGGTAAAAGAATGAATCCTGTATCCTCTTATTATCAGAAAGATAACCTTGATTGTCAATCGCTTTTCCTGTGGTAAATTCCTGACCTGAAATTGAACCATCGGCGTTGAAGGTGTCTTTGAATGAATCAGTTAACAAATCCCATTGACCATTCGATGGTATTAGCACATCATCATATGGGTATTTTACTTCAACATCATCATTGAGCAAAACTCGGAAAAATGTATTAATTGATTCGGCAGAACCACGTTCGCGATAAAACTGTACAATGTTCTTATAGAAGAGTTTCTTTTCACTCTGCAATTTTCTAGGTATAGCCGCGGCTATTTCCTTTTGAATCTGTTCAAGATAGAAATCTGTAATCGTATCAATATCTCTATTCTCAAGTAAGGTGTTTATGCTATAAGTGGGAGCATCACCTGTATATTTAATAATAGGAGTTACAAGACGTATTTGTTCGTTTTCATACACAGACAAGTTATTATCTGTAATCATAAACAACGAACCGTATGTAGTGGGTTCGTTAATCAAAGCTTCGGGAAGATTATTAGTACCTGAAATGAACGGAAAAATGTAGTCGTTTAGCGATTCCGATTCTGAGTCAGATGGGTCTAATTTAAGTTCGTTACCCGCAGAGTCATATAATATAGTTAATGGATTATCTGCAGCTATCCCTATATCGTAGAAATAGTCGTTTGATTCGCCACGGAATATAAGACGACTATTGATTACTGTAGCAAAGAACGATTGATCTGCTAATTTGTAAAAGTGACCAAAAAGATTCATGAAATCGTAGTATGAATCTAACATTTCAGTCAAGAGTTCGGCTTCCTCACGTAACTCAAGAGGAATCAACCCTTCAATTCGGACGTTTTCCTTAGTTTTCCGTCTGGAAGATGCAACCGTTTCGATAATCGCCATTATCTATGTCTCGATGAAGTTACATAATCGACGGCACCAGCAGAACCCGCGACTTCAATTCTATCGATTGAACCTGTAATATTAACTTCACTTAATTCCATATCTAATAATTGATTACGTTTCGGTGCAATGTCGTATGAGTTCGGGGTCATAGTAACTCTGACTTCAATTGATGAATCTGGTGTGAAGTTTTCAAGAACTACTTTACCTAAATCCGGATAAATTGTACCGGCCTTTGGAATGACTTTAATGTCGATATCGTCAATAGTCTTGTATACAAATACAATTCGTTGAGTGGGGTTATCTAAATCTATTTCATCACCAAAGAAGCAATCGACTCCGTTGATCTTAAAAGTGGTCGAACTTATTGTATATGAACTTCCCTTCGTTATATATGTTGGAGATGAAAAATTCAAAATATGTGAATTAACAACCTTTGCATTGATATTAATCTTCTTTAGCATATAGACACGAGCATTTGAACTTATGATGCCTGCATCAGCCGAATCAATTGTTGACAACAAGTTAGAATGTCTCATAACACCATTGAATCTACGAAGAGATGTTAGATTATAATCTGTAATAACTTGAAGACAAAGTGCTTCAAGTTCAGCATTCGTTCTGTCGGTCTGATTTGGATTGTATTTAAAAAACACATCAAGTGCTATATAAGTATATTCTGGGTCAACGAATACAGGCTCGATCGATACAACATTCTTACCGCGAAGTATAGTTGTTATTTCTGTCTTGGCCGATGCAGTCAACACACGACCCGACTTTGGCTTGATCGAAACATACACTCTACCAAAATCAGGCGGATCACTATTTTCACCACCCCATGTAGACAGAGTTTCAATGTCTCCATATTCTTTAATAATGATCGATTTGTAATCATCTGCGGTAACAGCACGATTCTGCGTGATGAATGTAAGCGGTGCGTTATAACGTATCGATTCTAATCCCTCGCGGAATGAACCACCTGTTGACAACTCACCCAATATAGAAATAGATATATCTACTTTATCTTCGGTGTTACCATCAATTTCAGATGCCAGAATGAACGGCTTATCGGAATTCTTTCCAGCTCCATTACCATCTTCACCTGAGGAGTAGATATATTCAATTTCTACTATATTATTTGACGATGGCTTTAAACCTGTAATACCATCACCAAAATATATTTCATAAGAACCGCCAGTGTTTTCTTGTAAGAAGAACACATTAGACACAGCATCTAAATTTATAAATGATGTGAACTTATTGTATATAAGATAGTTTTCAGAGTCAATATTATCACGCACACGAACTACCATGGTAGTGGTGTCTATATTTTGATCGGGTATAACAAAACGTTGATTATCAACAGTTGTATCAACTTTATCTCTAATAGTTTTCAAAATACCTTGCTTAATCGAGATATCTTTGAATGTGAAGGTTCCATTTGGTATGCCAAATTCATCGTTATTTTGGTTAATAGTCTTGGAATCGAGCACGACAAACGGGAAAGTTACGCCATTGATTACAGATGTTAATGAGGTTCCTCGAAGCAATGTAAGTGTCGCCGGAACTGCAAGATTCACTTCAATTGGGTCGATAATATCCATATCAACAGAAACTGTCGAACCGAGAGTTGATCTTGGTGTATATCCTAATAATTTAGCATGAGAGATTACATTACCACGTATCTGTGCAGAGTCGAGGAAAGACTCGTTAATAGTATAATGAGCATTAAGTGCGTTGTAGTGCGTGTTATACGCTAACAAATCCAACAGAATGGCCATACCACTTCCATCGAAATTGTAATCGTTGAATTGAGTTTGTGCTTCCAAATACTCTTTAAGATTAGTTCTTATCTTATCAAAGTCTAATTCGGTAGCATTAAGCAAATTCGGCATTAGCGTACTCTCTCTATGTAAAATTCAACACTAACATCGTCGGTCAGATTGATTACTGTAAAATTTATCGATACGAATATGGTATTTGTATCATCGTTATTGGTTATATTTATATAGTTAATGCTAACACGTGGTTCATATTTTTCAATGACACGATACATTTCCTGCTTTAAAGAACCTATTGTTATGCTGGTGTTTGGTTCAAACAACAGATCGCGAACACCACTACCTAACCAAGGTTGGAACAAGCGCTCTTTCTTAGACGTTAATATAAGATTCTTGACTGATTGCTTTACTGCTGCAAGATCTCGTAAAGGGACTATATCACCATGGAGAGGATTTTGGCGTAATTTCAAATCAAGATCGGAGTATCCTTTGTTGCGGGATACTATACGATTCTTTTCATTAACTACGCTCTTGTCGCTTAATATTTCTGTAGACATATGTTTATTTATACACTAATTACGATGGAGGGCCAGTTTTTCCACCACTATCACCAGTGTGAGTATGGTCATCCAAACTGGTCAAAGCGGAATCAACGGTGGCAGCATTTAACGCACCACCCGCGTCTATTGTCGTACCAGCCCGGATCGATGAACCAACGACGATACTACCGCCAATCGCCAAATCACCTGTGATCGTCGTCTCAGAGCATGTGAGCGTGGTACTCCCACCAACGACTATATCTGCGTCTTGAAGAACGTGCAATCGAGACGAAGCACCAATATTTACGACCGAATCACCGTCGATATGAACTTCCATCAAACCCGTGATATGTGTCTTGTCGTTACCTGTGGTAATATTCCATTTGTTCCCATTTCTTTGTACAATATCACCGTTGGGATGCATTTCGACGAGTGTACCCGAGCTGTGCTTAATTCGTATTCGCTCAGCACCAACAGTATCATCAATCTCTATTACGTGGCCTGTCGGGGTTTCAGTCACTTTATTATGTGGATATACCGCGGCATATGGAGATGCAGGTTCTGCACTTGTATTATCGAGAGGATAAGATATAATATTAACACCAGTAGCGAGGAGATTAACATCACTTCTATTCAAATACTCTGTTTTTGGATAAGTAGCTGTCGGGTCACAAAATCCCTTACTCTTATCTGGAGCATCTCCCTGTTCTCCCATCATACTACCCATGATAACAGGGTCTTGGGCACTTGCGCCATCACGAAAAAATCCAACGACCCAACTACCAGCATATAATCCATGAGGTGATGCACCAAGTCCTGACATACCCGAGGCAGTACATGGCATCATCACAGTTGCCCATGGTAAATCTTCTGTTCCTATCAACGTCTTTGATTCATCATGGAATCCGAAACAACGTACTCGAACTCTATTAATCATTCTTGGGTCATCAATGTCTTCTATAACACCGGTAAACCAATTAAAATTATTCATATAGGTACCTCTACCGAATCTCTTGCTATTTTTGATGAGCATGTGTATTCATTATCAACAAATCGATGTACTGTATTAATAATAAGATATTTGCCGGACATATATTGATCAAATAAATCTTCCGCATCAATCTTCTGCCTATTTTCAAGGCCTGGATCGATTGATCGTGGTAGCAGTATATCGATTATACTTCCCGCACTTAGTGCAGGGTCACCACTCAATGTGACTATGTGGGTCATTTCGTCAATGTTCTCCGCTACGGATTGCATATGCCCATATATTTCGACGATGTTAGAGTTATATGACTCAGCATTCTCATGGGATAATTGATTTTTATTTATAAGTTTATAAGATGCGTTGAATTTACCAAGCTCTTTACCATTTATTTGAAAGTTTGGGGAATACAGTTGATTTTTATTTATAACAGTCTTTCCATCTTTATTGAAAGTGTGTGTCGCAAAGGTCTTAGTTGATACATCAACAGACAATGTTCTACTTGAATATACCCCTGCTATAACGTTTCTGATCTTCGAAAAGCCCAAATCTGACGACATAGCGATGATTCTATACTTCTTTTGGTTATAATCCAACTCATCCCATGTGTCTCCATCAATCTTAGTTTTGGCCTGATGTGTAAATGTAGCGCTATTCTTATAAACACCGTCATTCACATTTTCTATCATACTTTTAAATGATTCTATATGAATACCATCATTAAATGTTTCAAAGACATAGTACGGAAAGGTCCTTTCATTGTATGCACGAACCATAAGCATATCAATGGCATCATTAACTGTAATATTGGGGAAAACACCCTTGATTATGTTGCTGCCACCTTCAATAAATGCTATCTTAGTATTCAACTCAACATTATACAGGCTTTTCATTGTGTTCACGAAAGAACCTTGAAATTTCTTTGATAGTCGTGTGATATTACCAAGATAGAAGTGTTCAGACACCGCTGATAGTTTATAAACTTGTACATTGCTCTTGGGACGTGCATATAAAGGAACCCCAGTCACATATGCGGCTCTTGTGTACTCTTGTACTTCCGCGCCATCAAACTTCTCCATTACAAGAGTTATCTTTTCATTACCACTAATCTTTACATAGTTAAAAAAGTCAGCAGAATCCAATATAGTAAACTCGTATTCCAACGTTTTACTGTATATGCTTTCCGTTATTTCAACCTCGGTGACCAATTTAGTTATATTCCACACGTCTCCATGTGAGTTCTCCAATTCAATTTTAGAGAACTTATATGAGGTTGGCGATATATTAGACAGACTCATTTAATATTCTCTTGAAACGTAATACAAAGTCCTGTATATTTTCAGGTCGTATGACTCTTATGGCGGATCGTTTGTTATTCAATTCGTCTTCGTACTCACGATGGGTCACGATAATAGTTTCATCGTCGGGAACACCACCTTCAACACTGCCACCTGATGATACATTTGAAGGGAAAAATGTATCGTTATCCACGATCAACCCATTGCTGTCAATATAATATTTTGGTGCTATACGTCTATCAAACACTTGATGGCTCGAGACTACATCCCCTGTTAACAAACCAGTGAGGTTTTCAGGTGGTGCGAAGGTTTGCAAATTCAAATCTGCTTTTACCCAGATAGGGTCAAGTTCAGTGCCGGTGTTCTTTTCAATATTCTCAAGGATTAACTGAGAACTCCTCGAGTCCTTTGCTGCCAGAGTACCGCGGTGATTAGTGGTGGTTCCTTGCACAAGTTCACCAATTTGGAATTTTCCCGCGATTGAATCTCGAATTTCTATTTGACCAAATATGTCGGTGGCGATCACGGGTTTTGTATTAATAACAATTCCCTCATACTCACGATTCATATATTTCTCGAATTCTTGCGACGACAAAGGCCAGCCACTCAAACCTTCGTTTAATGTATCGTTTATAAGGAAGAAAGTCCAATAGTACTCTGGAGTACCATAAAGTTTATATGATAATGCGTCTGGGCGTTCACCATCATGTATTTGATAGAACTTATACCCATTGGCGTCATCTATAGCTTCATCTTGCACCTTGATATATCTGAATATGTCCTTGATGCGAGTCTTAACGCCATCATTAAAGAACTCATATTGTACATACGGAAATGGTTTAAAAAATGACATATTATTTAATCTTTTCCTTTTCAAGTTTTATCAAGTCATTCTGTGTCTGAGATCGAGTTTCCTGAAATGATAATGAGATATCGATCTCTGCAGGGGCACCCGTATCCTCAAAGAACACACTTGACGTGGCGTTATAGGTTACATTCAATGAAGTTAAGTAACACTCCGCTATTGCTGCAATGTATTCGTTTTCCTTGTCATCAACCCAGAATGATATCTTAAATTTTGAAGGATATTTTAAGATGAAATCATCAGTCTCTTCTGGGTACATATTTAATTTAAATGTGTCTTCAATTGCTTTAATAATCTTTGATTCTTCAGCTGATGAAGCCATCAATTTAAACGCGAATGCATATGCTCGGGGTGCGGTACCTGTGAAGTTCACGTTGGTATATGCATTAAGTACTTGTTTGTTCGCGAACTGAAATACTTCGGTCGCGCTTGTAAATGATGCACCTGGCACGGCCTTTGCAAGAATACCTGCCGCTACTGCACCACCTATGTTGCCGCCACCTGTATCGATAAAACGATCAATTGAACTACGTACAGAGTCCATACTTCCCGACAAAAATCCACCCGCGGTAAGTGAGCCACCGTTCTTAAATTGAGAACCAATAGCACCAAGATTCATTGTACCATATGAAGCACCATCGGAGAAATTCAACCCAGCAGGTACTGGCAATATCACTTCAGACACTTCAATCGCGTCTTGAATTTTAAACCTCATGTATGAACTCGAGTCTGACTTGTCTAGGTCAGAAGGGAACTGCAAACGTGTGGGTGCTGGGTGCCGTTCGTTTGCAAAGTTGATTAATGGCATATGGTTGTTCCTTATAAATAAAACTATTATTATGTGTTTATTTATAAGGCAATATGGCATACTCTGGAAAGTTCGTACCAATCAACAAAAAGAAATACAAAGGAGACTACACCAAAATAGTCTATCGTTCAACGTGGGAGAATGCTGCATTCAAGTGGCTCGATAACAATCCTGATATAAAGTATTGGAATTCTGAGGAAGTGATTATACCTTATATCTGTGCAACCGATCGTAAAAGACACAGGTACTTTGTCGACCTATACTTCGAGAATACAAAGGGAAAGAAGTTCATAATTGAGATTAAACCAAACAAGGAAACAAAGCCACCCAAGAAAGGTGCTCGCCGTACCAAGAAGTTCATACGGGAATCAATGACATATGCAAAGAATCAATCCAAATGGGCCGCGGCCACTGAGTTTGCATTGGATAATGGTTGTGAGTTCTACGTTTGGGATGAATTTGTCCTTAAATCGTTAGGTATTAAGATCATGTAACTTATGGTATACCAACCTGCCCCGGCACGACTTAGTTATTATAACACACTTAGACACATTTGTCAACCATTTTCTTTATAAATACAATTATGGCATCATCAATATTTTCAGATTTACAAGCAGCTGCATTCCGTGGAGGTGTCACGGCACGTACCAGAGAATCAGCAGAGTGGTTCCAGAGCCGTATTAAGGACATGGGCACAATCAACCGTAACAAGTTGTTAACTGACAGTAGACTGCAAAAGAGACAGCGCTTCGGTGTCGGAAACATGTACATGTACTTCTATAACCCTAAGCATCGTAAAACCCTACCTTATTATGATACATTTCCTTTGTCAATCATGGTAGGGCCCGCACCAGACGGCTTCTACGGCATCAACTTGCATTATCTCGCTCCACCCTTACGTGCCACATTATTCGATGAGTTATTGTCTATATCCTCAAATAAGCGGTTTGATGAAACGACAAAATTTCGGTTGAATTATGAATTGTTATCGGGCGTTCAACGGTTCAAGGCATTTCGGCCCGCGTTTAAACATTATTTAACAAAGCAAGTGCAGAAACCTATAGCACTCGTCGAAGCTTCGGAATGGGAATTGGCGATCTTTCTTCCAACCGAATCATTCAAGAAGGCATCAAATTCCCGAGTATGGAATGATTCTAAGAAAGCAATATGAAACATAATCATCACATCATACCAAAACATATGGGAGGCACTGATGAAGCTTCTAATATGGTTTTACTCAATATTGATGAGCATGCCGAAGCTCACAGATTATTATACGAGACTCATGGTTTATTAGAAGACAAATTGGCTTGGAAAGGTCTTGCCGGTCTCATGGGTAAAGAAGAAATCATGGCAGCTCTATATAAAGACCCAACCCACCGAAAGAAAATTTCAGATGCATGTATGGGTCGCGAGCCATGGAACAAAGGAAAAACTGGAGTTCAAGTTGCATGGAATAAAGGTATTGCATGGGATGAGGAAACTAAATTAAAAATGAGCGGCCCGCGGCCTGATGTTAAAAACGCGGGTAAATATACACGAAGCGATGAAATAAAGGAAAAGCAATCAAATGCCGCCAAAAATGAGACAAAAATATCTTGTACGGAATGTGGAACTATGATTAGACTATGTCATGTTAAAATACATGTTGGTTCTAAGAAATGTAAATTAAGGAAATCAATATGAGTTTATTGGAAAAGACTACAAAATTTGTTTCGCGTGTTACAGGTCATGGCATCGATGATTTAAAATCAGCAATAAGCCGTAAAGGTGGTGTTGCAAAGTCGAATTATTTTGCTATCTACATGGAAATGCCGTTGTTAAATTTGAATGCTGGTAGTATTGCAACCAATATATTGGCAGGCAATACATCAATATCTCAGATTTATAACGATCCCCGAGACGTTACATTCCTATGTGAATCCTGTGCCATACCTGGTCGTGGCCTAGCAACAGCTGAATATGCAAGTGGACGCCACGCAATCAAAATGCCATACGGCTTTATCAATGAGGACGTTACATTCTCTTTCATATTGACAGAAGACTATCATATGAAACACTTCTTTGATGAATGGCAGGCCCGCATCATGACTTTCGATACTAATCGATTGAAGTACCGGAAGAATTTTACCACAGATATTACGATAGTGCAATTAAGTTCTAATGGAACGCCTATATATACTGTGAAATTAGAAAATGCATATCCTGTAACTGTAAATTCCATCGAATTGAATACAGGAAATGAGAACACTGTTCAAAAACTAAATGTTGCTATCACATATGAAAATTTCAAAGAGAGTAGTTTATCCGATTTAGGTTCGGATATCATCGATGGCATTACATCAAGCGTAACTGATTTATTTTAATATAGTATATTGTGAGGATATATAATGGCTTTACCGATTGTTGAAACACCGAAGTACGAAATGATTATACCTTCAACTGGGAAATCAGTTGAATACCGACCTTATTTGGTCAAAGAAGAGAAAATATTAGTAATGGCGATGGAATCGAAAGACTCCACAAGCATGATTAGGGCTATACGAGACGTGATTGAATCATGTACTTTCAAGGCAGTTAATCCAAATAATCTGACCATGTTTGATCTTGAATTTATATTCCTTAAATTAAGAGCGGTGTCTGTTGGCGCAATGGCCCATATAAAGATTAAATGTGATAACAAACAGGCCAAGTGTGAAGTGTACCACGAGTTAGAATTGGATTTAGATACTGTTGCGGTTCAGGGTAAAATTGAAAAAGAACATAAAGTTCCGTTGAATGAGACCATTGGTGTTATTCTAAAGTATCCTACAGTAATGGGCTCTTTAACCACGTCTAAAATGGGTGATGATGAAAACAGTTATAATATGATTCTCGCAACCATTATATCTTGCATTGACGTTATCTATGATAACGATAACATGCATTATGCCAAAGATTCAACGAATGCGGAACTGCAAGATTTCGTCGAGTCGTTAAACCAAGAGCAGTTCAAGAAATTAAATGAATTTTTCAGCGATATGCCACAATTAAAGCATGATATTACTTTTACATGTTTAGGGTGTGGTAAGGAAAATGAGAAGACTATCAAGGGTTTACAGAGTTTTTTCTGATAGCCCTTTCTCATGAATCGTTAGTTAATATAATTAAGACTAATTTTGCTTTGATGCAACATCATAGTTATAGTTTAACAGAACTAGATCGAATGATGCCATGGGAGAGGGAAGTATACGTTACATTACTTGCCGCTTATATAAAAGAAGAAAACGATAGAATAAAAGCTGAACAACAAAAGACGGGACGATAATGAATAACGATATAGATGGTGATGGTAAGATTGATAACGCCGATGCAGAGCTAAAAAAGAAAATGCTTGAATTGCAAATTCGCGAAGATAAGGCGGATCAACAGGGTAAAATGGCATGGGCTGCTATTATGATGACCTGTGTATTCACCATGGTATTATTATCAGAATTCGTTTCGATTGAACGAATCACAGCAATGGCCCAGGCAATCGATTGGTTTTATATATCCATGACTTCTATCGTGGGTGTATTCATGGGCGTTACAGCTTACGCAACTAGGAAATAATATGGCAACCGCAACACTAACAGATATCGTTGAACGAATGAGAGCCGAAGGGTCATTGACTCGTAATAGTGGCACGAATTCCATCAAGTCGATGAAGTCATCTATTCAAGATATCAGCAATACTCTGATCAACGGGCCGACCGCGTCATCAAGTGCCATCGAGTCATATATCGATTTTATGCAGAATGGTGCTATAGCGGAGGTTGAACGATCAAGGGAATTGTTGCTTGAAAATGAGGCGCTGCGTGAGCAAATAGAAGAAAACACCGACCGTATTGTCAAGTCTCTTGATGGCATAGAATTTGATAAAGGATTCGATTTTGGTGGATTCGCACTTAATCTTATCGCGGCAATAATGCAACTATCAGGAGCGATCATTGGTGGTTTGTTTGTCGGAGCATTGCTTGGTGCATGGAAAGAAGCGAAGGTATGGGGTAGGGTTATCAAATTCATGACCACAGGTATTATGAATGCATTGCGATTGGAAGGTGTGGGTGCCTCAATTGCGCTTCAATTCACAAAAATTGCAACGAGATTGAAAGATGCACGAATTGCAATAGGTCTCGCGTTTGACGCATTCAAAGGTAATACATTCCTTACAAAATTAATAGAACCCATTGCCAAATATTTCGACGAGTTTTTTAAATCACTGCGTGCTTCATTTAATGTAGTCAAAGCTATGTTTACAGGACTCGGTACTGGTGGCATTTTCAAACCAATAGCTGAGGCATTCAAATCGTTGAAAACATTTGGTAGCTCTATCGGTGGATTCTTTAAAGGGTTAGGCGAAGCGGCCAAGGTTCTTGGCGGATTCTTTCAGAAGTTATTCGTTCCACTAAGAGCAGTTATGGTTTTATACGAAACTTATGTTGGTATAATGGATGGTTTTGCAGCAGAAGGTCTTCTTGGTGGTATTAAAGGAGCATTGAAGGGTTTCTTCAAGGGAATGGTAGGCGACATTCTAAACTTAATTAAAGATGCGGTGTCGTGGGTCGCGGAGCAATTAGGATTTGATAAGTTTGCCTCGTTGCTTGATGGGTTTGATTTCAATGTACTGATGGGTGATATCATCAATGGGTTGTTTAAATTCGTGGGTGGTGCAATCGATGGTATCTCTACTTTCTTTGAGAATATGAGTATCTCTGAATCACTCTCGGGTGCGAGGGATAGTTTTGGTAGTCTCGTAACTAAAATTGTCGACTCGGTGTTTAAGTTCTTTAGCAGTGCTGTCGATGGTTTAGTTGCGTTATTCACTGGAGAAATGAGTATAGGTGCTGCGTTAGGTAACGTAGGTAATGCTATACAAGGGTTTTACAAGAAAATCTTACAAATGATTCTACCAACACCAGATTCAAATGCGAAGTGGTTTGATATAGGTAATTTACTATCTAAAGCTATTCCAGATGAAGTGTATGCATTTGCAGGATTGAATCCTGAAACAGGTGCGCTTATTCCTGATGATGTTGATTCACTTGTACCAAATATGGGAACATCAAAGATCAATGCTGAAAGTATGGTAGCGAATGAATCTGCCAGCATCAATAGAAATGGAGGTGCACCCGTAGTAATCGTTGGTGGTGGAACGACCGATAATAGTGTGATCACTAATAATGTTGACAGTCGTAGTACTCAAGTCAATGTTACAGGTGCTAACAATAAAATGGGCCTTAACAAACAAGGCCCTGGACAATTCAACTAGTCTCGAAATGAGGACCGTCGATGAATACTCTTCGACGGTTCTTGATACATTCCGACAAATACTCGTAGTGCGCTTCTTCCATATCAGGTACTTCTCTAATATCCTTTACCTGCCATGCACCACCCCATCTGATTGAAACGTTAAGTTCAATCGCGGCCGTTCGCATTGCATCGGCGATACAGAAATAGACCGGCATTTCCCATGAGATGTTTTTACCAATATAACCTACAAGATCAACGGCACGACCATCAATATGTTTCGAGTCGAGGGTTAGAGTTGCGCCTGCCGCAAGTAATAGCTTTTGACGAGCCAGAGTACGAACACCTTCGGTAACACCAAAGTCCATACTTGTGATTTCAATTGCGCGATTGACTACCTCAACGAGGTTATCATCGACACCTTTCATGCGATCTTTTGACCGCTTCGATAATTTAAACGTAGACATTTCCTTTCCTATAAAAAAAGGCGACACTAGGCCGCCTTTTTGAGATTAGCTATTCTGAAATAGAGTTAGCTGTTTGCAAGTTTCGCAAAGTACGACATTGTTTCATCGTCATCACCACCAGAATTATCACCTTTAGAATCGGTAACAGGTTCATCTTTTGACTTAGGTTCTGGAGCATCCATCGACTCTTCTTGCTGAATTGATTCGGCAGTATTCATCGGAGTTGTTGAACCAAGAACACGAGCCAATTTTGCTTTTAATTCCGCATATGGCTTGAAGTTCGATGGGTCAGTGAATTTAGCGAGAGGTTCTAAAGTTCCGTATAAGGCTTCAAGCTTTGTGTCATCACCATCAAGGAATGGCTTCGCATCGGCGAATTCAGACTTATCATAGTTCACCCAACCTTCAACTTTACGAATCTTAACTTTGAAATCCGCACCACCCCAAAAATCAAATGGGTTAACCGCTTCTTCATCATCAAATTCAGGTTGCATAGAATCCATGATCTTATCAAAGATCTTCTTACCGAACTTGTATTGCATTACCTTACCTTCGTTACCTGGGTTTGCAGCATCCGCAACTACGAATATGTTTGCAACATAATGTAATCGACGTTTCTGCTTACGAGCAAGTTCCTTATCTTCGTCAGCTCCAGTAGCCCACAATTGAGAATTGTACTCTGAGACAGGGTCGTCTTCACCAAGAGTTGTACGGGAATTTTCGATGTACCATTGACCGGTCGGTCCTTGAAAACCATGGTCCCAATAACGAACCCAAGGCAATTCTTCACCTTCGGCAGCAGGAAGGAAACGAATAACAGCATAACCATTTCCCGACTTATCGCGAGTTGGTTTCCATACGTTATCATCGCCATATGATTTCTTTGCACCACCAACATTTTCAGCGGCGGTAGTCATAGCTTTTAGTGCCTCAGAACGAGACTTCTTCATGTTTTTAAACGACATTTTTCTTTTTCCTAATTTTAGTATTGCAGTGTATTTACAGTGTATTATTCAATGTATCATTATATAGTGTATTATATATACGAGTCAAAATATACGAATAATATCATTTTTAATCTTTTCAGATATAGACGGACTTACAATGAATGGAGCGTAGTTGTTAATCTTCGCGTACAGTTCAGGCCAGAGTATAGTATCAACTACATGCTTATTGGCATGTTCGACAAATCCGGTTAAACTATTCACAACAACCACAGTTTCTAAACCGATTTCCTTTGATAAGTATTCATGAATGATAGAAGGATAAGTCCTATTACCTGTCATCAACACATCATCGAATGAACTGTATTTAGACTCTAGTGCATGTAAATCTTGTTTGATATTGTAACTAAGTGACTCATTAACTTTTAACCAATTTTGATATTCCTCCTCTTTAGTTATCATTTCACCAACCCATTTACAATCATTTACTAAATGGGCTACATAATATTTGATTAACTCATCTTTATCATCGAAACGCTTCGCGACCTTAGAAAAGAAATACTTGTCCTTCCTTTTCCAAAACGACTGTTGAGTTGCACTTGTTTTAAACCGATATTTGATTGCATCGTATTTAGAAGTGAAGTGCAACTTCAGCGCGTTATGATACTGATAAGCATCAAACGGTTCCATCAATGCTATGTTTTCGCTTGAGTTGCATTTGCTTCGGCTACAATTCCTGCCATCACCTCTGCATTTTTACCAACACTTCGATAACTTGAAGTAGTCTGGGCAAACTGATCATAACTATAACCCATAGCTTCCGCAGTTGCATTTGACTGAATGTTATTTACAAAGCCGTATTGATCACCGGTGCGCTGAGCATCGATATTAGCACCAACAAAGATGAATTCCCATGTTGATTCTAGCTTGTCAACAAGCGCTTTTACTGCGGCTGGTGTGAATTCACGACTTGCATTTTCCATGCCGTCGGTGTGAATCAATACGATTGCTTTTTCTTCATTCTGATTGGCAGTCAATACACAACCAACGGCATCATTCATGGCAGTCATGCCGCGAACATAATAAGTTTCAGAGGTAAGTGGTACTGCAGATGCTAAATCAATTGCATCGTATAGCAACTCATACTGATTATCGAATAATACAAGGGTAAGTTTTGCCTCACCTTTTTCTGCTTGTTGAGTTTTGAGAAAGTGGTTGAAGTGGGTTATAACTTCGTCGGCGAGATGTGACATTGAGCCAGATCGATCAAGCACACATATAATATGTGTTGCCGCTTCATCGACTGATTCGGTGGTGACTGTGGTAGTTGTCGTGGTGACAACTTTTTTAGCATTAGGCATATAGATTTCCTTTGTTATAGTGGCAGGGTGTTGCCACCCTTAAGATAATTGCATCGTACCATTTCGGCTTCAAGTTTATCCTTTATAATGGTCGAAATAAACTTGTTAGCATCCTCTGGGTACAATTCGTGCTTCTCGCATAACATGAGGATAGCATCTAGATATCCCATTTTATGCATTATCACCGCGCTTTCGACCATCATCGAAAACTTCTTGCGGGTGATAAGGTTTTCCTCGACTTCCGCGATCATGTTAATGGTACGAACTCCGTAACATTCGCAACACGAAACGAACGCCATCCTTCCGCTAGGACGTCATAGACTGCAAGTACAGCCTCGTTCTCGGCTCGATCATCAACACCCTTGGGTGACATTTCGGCGGGAATAAGTGTTGAATCGAGTGTACAAGTCATCACACGAACTTCATCGTTCACTTTGGTGAATGTAACTTTAACTGGAGCGATTCGTAACTGGTCAACCATTTCATTGCGTTTCATAATATTTCCTGTTGATTAATTGTTTATACGTGTATTATATCATAACTAATTGGGTTTGTCAATCATTAATTCGGTTATTGAACTTCGTTGCCGCGATCCCTCTTAGTTCCTCAATGGTACCAGCATCATCATCTACGACAGTATCAAAGTTCGAGCCACATTCACCCGAGCAGATGATGAAATGACAATCATGGATATCATTTGGATCATGGTCGCCGCACCATGCAGCTTTGCCGCCACAAAATGGGCAGGGTTTTAATTCATTTTTCATATTAATCCTGTATGTAAACCAGCAATTAGAAGGCAGACCGATATAATTCCGAATAACCAACCATATATTAGTGTGCCCCAATCCATTACAGCTCTCCCAAGCTCTGACTAAGAAGCTCTGCGTTTCTCTTCTTTATATTATGAACATACTTTCGTTCGAGTGCCAGTTTAGATTCAAGCTCAACTATATGTTTTGCTGCATCCATAGCTATGGATTCTGCTACGTGATCGCCTACACAGACCCCCATACACTCAGTGGCATAAGGGAATACAGGGAATACTTCAAGATCATCTTTGTACCACGGATAACCTAGAACTTTACCTAATGTCTGGCAAACAGAGTCATCGGTTCTTCTAACCGCAGTCTCAAGCCTGCTTAAGCGTTCTTTTAATTCGTAGTTCTCTCTAACTACGTCAATCGTCGCTATTCTGTCTTTTATCATATCAGTTAACTTAGTCTCAAGCTCATCGATCTTTTCCTGCTGCTGATTCCACGCTAATGTTGCACCCTTAGTTAAATCTGATGTCTCAAGCGGCAGCCATCCTGCAAATTGAAATTGGTCTATAAACCATTTTTGAAAGTTACTCATTCGATCACCTTATTTAATTTTTCGAGTAGGCTAGTGTTATAAGCCTCAAGCTCAACATTAGTGTTCAAGGCATCGACTAATTGCTTACGAATAGTTTCCGTGTATAGTTCAGATTGTTGATAGGCTAGGTCAAGCTCGTCGATACGATCTGCTGCATCTAGTCTATTCTGACCCCCCATAGTCTCTTCTTCGCCTTCAGCGTAAGAGCGCAACATCTCAACCAGAGTGGATTTACTCATTCGATCCCACCCCCTTCTGCTTCATTGTATACCATATATCTATTCATAATACTTCCTCTGTTGGGTGTTATAAGTTAATTCCACAGTCCTTTACTTGATCCCACATGAGACCGTCATCCGTTTTATCTTCTAATATTTTCTTACTTCCAAAATATTTTATTGCCTCTTCATAACTACCTTTAGTATCAGCGGGTATTTGCTCAATATCTAAAAATTCGCATTTTATTGTACCGTGATCTGTTCGTTTCCAATAGCGGCATAATCCATTAATCCGTATGACTCCATCTTTCATCTCACCAAAGCCTCCATAACAGTAATCGCCTCTCGGTATTTCATTATCCATCGTCAGCTTCCTCTCTCCTAGTGTGTCTCTGCCCAGTTGACATCCCGTGAGTATCTACTCTATATTTCGACATTAATCGATTCATTTCCTCAATTTCGATTTTTTCCTTGCGGGAGTTCTGCGTACTAGTAATCAGAACTCTTTCTTCTTCTTCTTCATCAGTTTCAAGCCGTTGATATGTCAAATTAACTTCCATATATCCACAATCCCAATGGGTAGCCGACTCGCACCGAATTTGGGCGCTTTCCATATATTCCACCGGCACTTTATCAATCAGTTCTTGCCAGAATTCCATGAATTCCGAAACTTTACAATACCAACCGTCGTGGTCATTGTTGCCATATACTTCTACAGTTTTCATAATTTTCATTGATCTTCCATCCATTGCTTTAAACAAGTAGGGCAGTCAAAATCTATCCAATAGGAATCACACGAAGGGTCGTAGTTTCCTGAATTAGAACCATATTTCCTAATGACCTTTGTATGTTTACATTTGTCTTGGTGCTTTCGTAACTCGACATAGAGTTCAAGGATTTCTCTTTCAATTCTATGGGATTTTAATTCTCTCATGCGCTACAAACGCCCAGAAAGTCAACAGCCAATTGAGTCCAATGAGGTCGCCCCGTGGTTTTATCCCAAGTCATAAGATCAGTTTCGTTGAACTCTTCCCATAACTCATCAGTTATGTAAGGTAAACTTGTTGTGCCCATTCGATCATTGGCTACATGCCACGGTGTCCAATATCCATCAAGCATTTGTACTGGTTCGAACCTCTTGCCTTCCCATTTCAGGCCGTAGCGGATTAATTCAGTCATCTCCCTATTCTCATTTTTCTTGCATCAATGAATGCTGGCGACCCTATGTCCCAATTTAAGTCTTCGCGCTTTGCCCATTCTGCCGCTTCAAGCCAACCTTCTCTATACGCAATAATGAATTGAGAATTAAGGGTATCGTAGTTGTGCTGACAATATCGCTTCCATGATTCGATATCTTTATCTTTTTGGGTGATTGCAGTACGTTGATTGTGAATACGCAATTCGAGTCTCTTGATTAGGTCATCTAGCTCATACAATGACTTGCGTTGATTATGGTATATTTCTAAAGCTCGTTCGTTCTTAAACTTAAGTTGCTCGATCTCTTCTTTAAGTTCGACAGTCTCGTTACTCATATGATTAACCCCTCAATTCCATTGATAACAGCACACTTTCCACGACGACATCTCAATCTATTAATCACTTCCTTGAGCATAATATTCTCCGCCTCAAGCTTCTTGTCATTTTTTAAAGCCCATGCCACTCCGAGTCTAAAACTGTCAGACAGTTGACTAGACTTATCGGTTGCAAGTCCGTGTGCAAGCAGTCCAGCTTGTTCTAAACTGGACAAGGGTACATTGAGCATACTCATTCGATCACCTTTTAAGTATTACAATCACCAGCAGAATTGCCAGCAGAATTGCCAAAAACAGGGAAAAGTAATTCCCACTTGAAACATCAATCAGTATTGTCATTTGATTCCCTCGGTTTTAGCTATTTGTTTTCGCATAGCTAAATTGCAGCACTGGATAGCTTTTTTGGAATATAGCGCGATATCTATCGAATCCAATATAGCCTGAAATTCAACAGTAGGCTTGGGGCATAGCTCGTCAAGTATCGATTGCTGATCTGCAATAACAAGTTCAAGCTCTTTCAACTTAGCTTCAAGTTCCTCGATTTGATATTGCAGATCAGCAACGCAAGGACCTTCAGTCCCATATAGTTCCCGTAGCTTCTCGTTTATTGATTTATACCGTAATTTCTTCGCATTTCGTTCTTCTAAACTGCTCATAATAATACTACCATTTCAATGAATGAATTACGTCTTGATACAGACCACCAATGGCGTCTCTAAACTCTTCCGGGCCTATTGCACTTGGAGAATCGAATGCCCATTCAGCAATGAATATACATGTAAATGTAAATGTCAATATGAGAACCAAAGCGCAAACAGGTATGGTAAACACCGAAATCAAAGCTACGCGTATCAACCATTGTATTGTTTTTAATATCATTCGTCTGTTTCCTGTTCCTGAAAATAGAAGTTTACGAGATTTTCAACCAAAGCGGGATTAACACTCCCCTTATAATCACTCATCACTAAATGCATTGCCTCCTTTAAATCATCAGGAGCATTTATCTCCAACAAATATTTGATATACAAAGGGTTTGCTGGCGCAGTTAAGTTATCAGTTGTTATGAACTTATTCGGCCTCATTGAGGAACTCCAGTATATCTTTCTTGTTTCGAGACAACCATTTGCGAACATCGCACACTGCGACTGTATAAAAACCGTCATCAGTTTCAATACTAAAATCGTTTTCGTTAAACCATGACTCAAATTGCAAAAATCTTTCATGTTCCATTGCCTTGTCCCGGGTCGGCCAACGAGCACCGTCTTCCGTTTTAAAGAATGTTTCTGTCACCGTTTCAATCATAATAATACTACCAGTTTTCGGGATTTGAATCCCTTGTTAAATAATCAAATAACAAATCTTCCTTGCTTACAGACCACGCGATATAACCATCTTTCATCACATTAATCCCGATTGCCTTGAACTCATATTCATCATGTTTATACGCAATCTCTACAGAGCAACTCCGACCCATTTTGCCATGTATTACATGGAACATCAAGTATAACTTATCTTCGACAGATAAGGTCTCCATATGTGTCACTACGATACCTTCGTAATTTCAAGATCGATATATTGATCGTATTGAAGACCTATACTGTCGTTAAGATCAAGCCTTGATAAGATCTCCGCGACCTGTTTGGTCGATGCCAACATGAAGTTGTTTGGGTATTTCACAAGGAACTCGTCTAATGTGTAGACGATTTGATTGTCCGCAGGAATAACATATTTTTCGATGTGTTTTACTTGTAATGTCATATTATGACTCCTTTGCTGCACACTGTTTCATTGTTGAAAATACACTCAGAGTTAATCGTGCATCGCTATTTGTGAAAGTCTTAAGGTCTGCGCGCCAATCAACATCGGCCATGATATTATAAGAAATTCCCGCATCGGTGCCTTTGTTAGCTAAATAATAGCAACGAATTGAGTGATCGGCTGAAAATGCGACAAACGCAAGAATTAAACCGGCAGTGATTGCACTAAGAAAAATACCACCAAACCACTGTTCACCACGAGCATCTGCAATTCTTTCTAAAATATTCATTTTTCTCTTTTCCTTATTATGTTTTTCAAGTAACATCTCTGAATAGTAATGATACATTGGGTTTAAACCAGGTACTGGTTGACTTGTTCGACACTGTACTGATTGTAATGAGTTCCGACGACTGCACGAACCATCAATCCATCATATTCTGTAATACCATACGAGAGCGATCCATCAGGGATTGTTCGATATTCTTGGCCATCAATAGTCACCAAATATCTGGGATTGCCGTTGGGTGAATAAGGAAGTTTCCTTTCCACGATCAACTTGCCTATAACTTCTTTGACGTTTTTCATAATTATACCTTAGTTAAGGTCCCAAATAGGGAGACCAAGTTCGTGCCGAAACACCTTTTCACCACACATCTCCAATAGACCTGCGGCGGCCGCTATTTCATTTTGACGAGTAGTTCCCATTCCCAAATACAACAACCCAAGACATTTAAAGCCGTTGTCAGCCTCATCAACAGATGAATCTGGGAGTCGAGCAAGAAACTCATGAGCATGTTCCTTGAAATCGATATAACCTTTGCAAGTTAAAGTGCTCATACGACCACGATTGCGGCTTTCTTTTCACGATATTCAACGCCGTTAGCACGAAGACATTTGAAGCCCTCAGAGCTGCCGAATTCGATGGTGTCGTTAGGGTCGAGATCAAGATCGTTCATCATCTCGTTTGTCACAAGGGAAAAACGACCCTTGAGCAATGTATGAACTTTGGCGAACTTGTATTCGACTGTGATTTCTTTTGAATGGGAAATGACAGAACCAAGACCACCTGATTTCAGGTTATCCATGCAGAATTCAGAGTAACGGCCGCCGTTCGAGTCAGTAGTTTGATTGCAAGGGTTGTACATAATTTAGTCTCTTCAATTAATTTATAGGTGTATTATATCATGGCCATCGGGCCATGTCAACAACTATTTCAGTTTTCGATAGAATTAGTTGTTATATCGTTAGAACTTTTAGTTATACCACGTTCAAACAGCATTTTGAGCGCTCTTTTCTCGTGTATTTGATTAGTCTTGTCATAACACTTAATCTTGGTGTCACCAGTCCAAGATTCAGCTATCCATTCAACTCCGCCGTAAACTTCGCAGAACTTCGCAGAAATTGCCAAGTCACCACTCGATACCTCTTGATATACACAACCTTGTGTCATAAGGGCAATTAATAGGGCCATTGCAATTTTCATTTTCATCCCCAAGTACTCCATTGAACCGCGGCTTCACATCTCTCATCTTCCCTGAACTTCGCAGCTATGCGAGCATCCTTCTTTTCCTGTTCAAGTTCCGCAAGTTGATCGACCATTTCGGCAAATCGAATCTTAAGTCGTGCTACATGATCATCCGAGTTCATTTCTAATCCTCTTGGTTAAATCTTTCATTAAAATCGGCCACCGCTAGATCAGCACACGTGGCCGCTTCGCGTGAATATCGGCCTGCAGATAGAACAGCAAGATATGCCTGGGCCCAAATATATTCGTCGTTCATTTCACCATCGTACATTTGCATCTTATTTACTCCCAATTGCTGTGTGTTTGCATTTTCCACGAAACTTGAACCCAGGACAGTTGCACTTGACGTCTACGCCGTTATCTGTAACAACGTATACGTTGCCCTTACTGCCTTGAACTTGACGACTGGTGATCGAACTATCGGTGTCTTCACTATAGGTTCTGATCTTCTGGAAAGTACGGCGAGATTTACTAAATCTCTTCATAGGTTCCTTGAACTTCTTGAAAGTATCGGAAGTCGCACCGTAACCGACAAGATGACCGGAGTCATTGAGATGATAGAATCCTGTATAATCCCAATTGGTAGTTTCCTGCAATATTGTAATCATTAGAAGTCTGCCCAATCGTTGTCCTGGCCCGCGTTGATGCGAGCACGCACCATATCTGCGTCCTCCGGCACGATCTCGTGACGATACAAATACCTAGGTCCACATTCTAGCACGACACACCACCGACCAGTGGCACCACGAGAGACGATTGCCGCCCCTGCAACTTCAACATCAAACTTGATGCCATCCATATCGCATTCCCGAACCATCTGATTAATATACATATCTATTCCTCAATAAGTTCAAATTTAACAGCTTTAATACCAACAAAATCACACAATTGATCGGTACGTTCAATGGTTTGCAGTACAGCCTCAGCCTCGTCTGCTTCATTTCCTTCAACCGTAACAGTGATCATAACCTTGATTTCTTGCATAATTTTGACTCCTCAATTAATTTATACATGTATTATATCATAACCACATGGAATGTCAACAACTTAGTTCATATATCGTTAGAACTTTTAGTTATATGCATAATATATGAGTCAATATGGGCAGCACTCGAGCGATAGTTCGTTTGTGTTGTCTGTCAGTTATCGCTCGATATTCTCGATATTCATCAGCAAATGATTCATTAACATCATTACCGATATATTGATTTGGTATTAATCTTGGGTGATATTTTCGTATGAGAACGAGTGCTAATTCCTTCGAAGCCGTTTTAGGGTTGGTGAATGTCTTGCCGTTTATCTCAATAGTGATAACTTGTTTGATTTTGACATGGTTCATATATGGCTTCTCAATTAATTTATACATGTATTATATCATAACCACAGGGAATGTCAACAACTTAGTTCATATATCGTTAGAACTTTTAGTTATATGCATAATCTACTTCCTTGGTTGGGGTTTTATATACTTTCTTCGTCAGACATGCATTGTTTAATCTCGCCAGCCTCTTCTGCATTCAGACAGACGCCTTCTAGCGCGTCAATAATATCAGTCATACTTGTGTCCTGAGCGTCTGATACTTGCTCAATTGCAATCATTGCTCTGTAAAGCGCTTTAGTCATAATCTACTTCCTTGGTTTGGGTGTTATCGATTAATTTTCGATTATTCATCTCTAAACGGTGAACCACCACCAAATTTAATTACAACTTGGCTACCGCAACTCTCTACATTTTTAATGTTATCCCATCCGCCCTGACTATCCATGCAAATTACAATTGCATCATCATCAAAAGGTTCTAACAGTTTCAGCAACTCTTTTTTTGTAGCCATTTCTATTCCTTGGTTGGGGGTGTTAGGGTCTCTTTCCAGTTGTATTTTTCCCCGATTCTCACAAGATCACACTTCCTGTATTCTTGGTTAGCCTCCACTCTGTCAGTGCCTCCTCTAAGTTGGCTTTTCGACTGATGGAGAAGCGTATCCCATTGAAATTGAAAGTGACGTATGCCACACCCCACTCAATGGCTTTCTCTTTTGCTTCTTTTATCGCATCTTTCACCTCAGTACCGGCAAGCATGCCCACTTCAACAGTAATATTAGAACTGCGTAAAGCCTTGGAACTGCGCTTTCTTGCTATCTCAAGACTATTAAGTAAGCTTTCATTTTCGCGCTTCAGCTCATCTAATGCTTGAAACACGGCATCTTGACCTAGTGGATGGGGTGCAGATGCACCGGTTAACCAGCGATGAAAGGTTGCCCTACTTATTTTTAACTTGCTACACACAAGATCATCTTCGAGTTTGTGAGATTTTAAAACAGAGTTAAACAATCTTGCAAATTCATATTCATCCATCATTGTCGTTTTTCCTATTAACATTATTATGCCATGATATAATCTTGGTGACAGTGGCATGATATAGATTAGTGAGCTTTGCTATTTGATCGTGATTATGCTGCCCTGCATTATATAGCTCCATTACTCTTGCCATTTTATCGCCACCAACGATCTGATCATAAACTTGACTCGGTTTGATTTCAACCCCATGTTCAGGGCAAGAATTGTGATAACTGTCATCGAAGATACAAGTGCAAGTTTTAGAAGTTTCGGTGTTATCGGTCTCATCGATCAATTTCTGAAAATTAGCATTAGCCAAGACCGGATATTCTGTATACAGTAATGCAAGATGTTCACAACCAAGTCGTACGCCCTTCTCATTCTTTATTGTATCAATATCAAATCTTCGGCCGTTGCAAACTTGGAAATTGTATTTGGCAGTCGCACCCCCAGGCCCTGTGTTATTTGCCGTAATATCCGTGGCACAAACATCACAATATACGCGAGTCACTTCTTCCATTTTAGTGATCTTCATTTTGAATTTTTCCATAATCGGATTGTATTGGCTACGGCAAAAATTAAGAACCCGACGGCCACATATTGAATGAATGCCGCTTCAGGAATCTCAGTGAATAGACTTATTAAGCCCATAAAAGCCAAACCAATGAGACCAAATACTCCTACAGTGAATGCCAATGCAAGAAGAGCACCGGTGGTAAACGCAGTATATGCCTGCCACTCTTTCCCTTCATAGTCTCCATAAACACCAGTACGGACGTCAGTAATCAAATCTTTTATAATTTTCATTTGTATTCTCGTTTATTCAATATGTTAGTTAATATAGGTAGCACACGAGCTACTGTTCGTTTCATGAAGCGGCCCTTTTCAGCTCTAAATGCTTTCCATTCATCATTTTCCTGCATTAATGCTTTCCATTCATCATTTTCCTGCATTGCAGATGGGCACTCTCTAGGGTGATGTTTTTGAGTTAAAGCAATTGCAAGTTCCTTTGCAGCACTCTTAGGATTTTTGAATGTCTTGCCGTTTATTTCAACGGTAGGAACTAATTTGATTGTGATGAGATTCATTTCAACTCCTATTGAGAATTAAGGTCATTGAGCTTCGCAAATGAGTCCTTTGCAATGTCACGGGCCAAACGAGCCAATTCAACACGAATCAAGTCCTCAACCCAACCACTAATGTCGATAACGGGAGTTCCACTTAACAATCGGTTTAGTTCAGTTTCAAGCATCTTCTTTTTGCTAATCATTAGTTGTTTATTATTCATAATATAGTCACTATTTAATTGTCTAAGCGGATTTCAAGAAATTCACACATTCATCAAGTGTGCCTTCGAAAGCAGGCATTCCTGTATAATCACCTCTCAATCCATCAACACCTTTGATGAAGTACGCGACGAAAAAATTGTCTTCGTTATCATTATAACCGATAATATCGAAACGGTTAGCATGTTCTATTACTTCTTCTAAAGATTCAACACCGTCGGTGTAACCAGCTTCAAAAGTTGCATGTTTGAAATTTTTGACGGCGATTAAGTATTCAGCGATTGATTGTGATATCATGGTTAGGCTTCTCAATTAATTTATACATGTATTATATCACGGCTATCGCGCCATGTCAACAACTATTTTCACGAAAGATTTGATAGGGGTATTAACTTAGTTAATACGTAAGAATGCTGCATGTGGCAGGGTAAACCCCTTCGAGCCAGAAAGCATGCAGCGTAAGCAGTTATGGACGTCCTTGTCCGTTTTGGGAATATTATCGGTTAGATCGTGCGCGGATTGTCGAGAAATCGTCTTCAATCAGCAATTCGCCGTTTCTGTACACTTCGCGCAGAATGTTCTCACGACTTCCAAGTAAGTATTTACGAATCGATTCGTACCCATTGTCTGTCTTAATAAGGGCTTGTTCACCTGCCTTGCTTGCCTTTCCTTGGTCACCAACGGGGCGTTTGTAGACGTCCTGTCGAACTCCATTGATTACAGTGCTATTTGCTTTCATTGCGAACTTGAATGTATCGCGGTTGATTCCTTGCAACAGTGCACCACCCATACCGAACGCCAGATTATCAAGAGTCATGTTGGCTTCGATCAGATTAGCAAGCAATACCTTGATGCTATCCTTATTGATTCCATCACCTTGAATAACTCTAACACAGTCAGGAAGGGTTCGAAAACCTTTATCATTTGTGGTATAACCAAATTTCTCCATCAATATTTCGATGATTTCGATTGGTACGATAGTTGGGTCACCAGAGTCGGGACGAATAACAACTGTACCGCCACTCGCGATAACTTCATCTTTTAACACTCCACCCCAAATATTTCTTGCGGCATTGTAGATATCATATGAATCGGAAACACAAGCGAATACTTTACCAGGGCCGCCAAATTTAACCAACATATTTCTATATGCTTCAACTTCTTTATCTTCGCCCCAACTTGTGATCGTGCTATGTTCGGTAGCGGGAATACTGAATCCTGCCATATGTTCATTGTAGTAACGACGACCCGCAACAAGTGCTGGAACTGTGTCTGTACCCATGAAATTCACAAGATGAGCAAGGCCGCCCATTGCTGCACTTTCATTACTTGACACACCGCGACAACCAAAGTCATGCAATTTGAAATCAAGACCTTGAACCGAACCAGTCGTATCATAAGTCGCCTTCATCAATTGTTTGATTTTCCAGCTGTTAGTTGCAACAGTAATTGGGTACCAACCACCATCACGAAGTAACATTGTTTCGATGAAAGAGGTTAACCATGCGAATCGAGGGTCAGTATTTGTAACTTGAAACAAGACATTTCTCAATGGGATAACCATACCTTCAGGTACAGCTTCAATGCTTAATGGAAGTTTACCACCCATTTCATTGACAACGATAAGCCAATCTTCGTTGAATGGTTCGCCGTGTTCTGGAATGTATGATCGTGCTTCGTCTACATCAGCCATTGTGATAGGGGTAGTCAGATACTTTTTGGCAAACATCTGCATACCAAATTGAAGTGATTCTGTATAATCGGGGTCATCAGAACCACGGGCTTCGCCATATGATGTGATGTATTCTGTTCCAGCAGGAATCTGTGGAGCGTGGCTGTATTTGTAACTGTCTGCCATCAGAATGAAATTTACGTTGGTATTCATGTTATATAGTCTCCCTATATTGTGTATTTTAAAAATAAGTGAGGTCCACCCTCACCTATACAACCATTATATCATACTAGGTTGCGTTTGTCAACCATTATTTTGTAGGTAGTGCAAGCATTGTGTTGATAATATGAAAATGATCTTCGTACATCACATTTTCCATTCCTTTGAATTCCGACAAAGTGAACCATCGAGCTTCAAATGTTTCAGAACCATCACCTTTAACTTTAGGTAAGGACTGTGTTGGGTCGAGGGTCATACGAAAAGCATGAGTGATTGTTCGACCCCGAGTAGATCGTGTTGGTGAATCAAAGACTTCCCTTGCATCAATTGCTCGATGAAGTACCTTTTCTGGAAGTTTCAAGCCGGTTTCTTCATGAAGTTCTCGCGTTACCGCTTTTTCAATTCGTTCATCAGGGTCGACAAATCCACCTGGGATAGCCCATAAACCACGTCCGGGATATCCGGCACGTCGAACCAATAATACATGACCCGATTGAACCACAACCGCATCAACGGTTACAAATGTAGGTGCGTATGGTGCACCTGCCCATGCAGCAAGATATGACTGAACAAAGACCCATTCCTGCTTTAACTCTGCATATTCTGGCGTTATCAGAAATGAACACAAATAATCGTAGACGTTATCAGTAATGACACCCTTGGCGAAATGGTGATCGCCTGTGAATAATAAACGCCGAATTTTAGTTGCGTCGATGCTTTCACCGTCTTCAGGATACAAAGGTTCTTCAATGAAGTCCCAATGTTTGAAATAGTTAAGGTAGAATGAACTTGAATCTTTACGGTTACCTATGATTCCGATCTTTTCCGAGTTATGAATCTGGGCGACAAGACCTACAGTAGCACCAACTTCTGCTATCCAAGCATTATCATCGTAAGTGTGGTCACCAATAGGACTGATAATCAAATTGGCGTCTGGTTCAAATGATTGGCGAATCATCAATTTTCGTTCATCATAGGTAAATGGGTTTTTAATAGATCGAGGACCGTGTGGTGAACCTATCAACACAAGGACTTTATCGGAAATTGACAAAGCGTGCTCTATTGTTTTTTGGTGTGCAATATGGAATGGCTGGAATCTGCCGATGTACACAATTAAATCATATTCTTTTTTCATTATAGTCTCCCTATAGTGGTTATGTTACGACAATAGAACCACTCCATTGTCGCGAGGTACTTCTTTAAATTTTATTTACTAGTCGTCTTACATCTTTCATAGCGGCAATACAGATATCTCCTGTATACATACCATTTTCTTGATCGTCAGACCACGCTTCGACCAATGCAACTGTTCCTTTGAGGTGTTCAAATTGCAATTCTAAGAACTGAACATATGCATCATTGATTGTAAGACCGATATACTTTGGTGGTTTTTGTGTCATTATACGTTTCCTAATAAATTACTAACGGCTTGTTCTGCCAATCCGGTTCGTAGTTCCCAGTCAGGTAATCCATCGAGAGTTCTAAAATCTGCGATGCCAACGAAATTCCTTTTACATTTACTAAGATATGCAACCAAATCTGTATAAAATAACCAACGTTCTTCATATTCTGGTAGAATTCGGGTTCCATCATCAGTCCATTCTTTATATGGCTTCAACAATATGTACAGATCAAACTTGTCCAATGTTGCTTCATATAATAGATTAGATTCAAGTTCCTTGTCGCGTTGTTTCATATATATCTTGCTGAATAAATGTGTTGTGAATGATTCCGTATCTGATACAGTGTTCTGGTGTGTCGATTGTGCAGCGTGAAGCAAGGTTTTCTGCCCTGCAATAATTGCATAGAAATCACTGGCGTCAAGATCATTATTCCTGACTTCGGATAATGTACGACCGTATTCAGGCACCAAACCCATATTAAACTTCACGGCAAGATGATTTGTCAATGTTGATTTTCCGGTACTTTCAGGTCCGATGACTACAATGTTTCGTTGATAATATGGTTTAACAACATCTGGTAAATAATCATAATAACCTGTAGGATTGTTTCTAACCTTAGTTCCCGAAACGTGAAATTGATCACGATTCAAGTCTAATGGAATCCAACGAGCATTAAGTTCCTTTGCCAGTCGTTCACCGTATGCGTCATTTGTGAATACAGCATCGATAGATGAAACCACAATTCGGCTAATCAATTTGACCCAACGGTACCAATAATCATCATCAATGGCCGTACCATTTTCATCCAATTCTGTATCACCAATATAATCGATCAATTCAATAATATTGACATTCGAATCCTTATATTGTTCTCTAAGCCAATTCCCTCGGGTGGATAAAGGGATAGGATCATCCTCTGCACCAGTTAACATAACGTCAACATTCTTACAGGTCGCCGCGGCGTGATCAATCATGAGTTTATGACCATTATGAAATGGCATGAACTTTCCTAAACAGAATCCTTGCTTATATGCTTTTCTCATTTCTGTTCCTGATATGCTTTGTACCAAGCGATTCCACCCATTGTTGCCAGAACTAAGAATACAACATACAGACCACTAACAACAACCAAACCTTTTGCGAAGTATACACCGATCGCGATTATATCCATTGCAACCCATAAGTACCACGATTCTACAAATTTCTTGATCATTAAGATTTGTGCAGCAATGCTCATCCAAGTCGTTAATGCGTCGATATATGGAAATGATGCGTCTGTGAAGTTTGACATATACATTCCGGTCAGACCTGCCATTACCAAGATGTTCAATACGATTAATACTAAAGTGGAGGTGTTCATTGATTCGACAGGAAGGTCGTCGGATGCATTCGGACCTTTCTTCATCCACCAATACCAACCTAAGAATTGCACAGGTAGGAAAAAGGCGATGTTCAGCCATGCGTCACTATATAATTGATAATGCCAGAAAAGCGGACCAAGAAAGGCCACGCCGATAACACCCCAGAACCATGTCCAGATGTTTTGTTTTATTGCGAGGTATACACAGGTCGCGGATGCGATTGTACCGGCTAATTCGACATAGCCCCATGTGTGATTGAAATAATCGATTACTACTTGTAGAATGTCCATTATAGTCTCCCTATAATTGAGGTTGAAATCAAGAACAGACCACCTGTTCCTAATGTTTTATTTATACATGTATTATAACACAAACTAAAGGGTTTGTCAACACATATTTTTGAATTGGAAGGGGCGCTAGGGTTCGAACCTAGGATACCAGATTCAAAATCTGGCGTGTTTCCGGCTACACTACGCCCCCAATATTAGAATGTACAATGAATGAATCCCT